TTCTTTCCCCCGGATGAGCCAGCCAAGGCGAGGATATACAGGTTGGTTCGCAAATCACCCGACTCGCAAACCTTGCGTGCACACAGGTGCGACTGCAACGCCATGGCTCCACAAAACGCCATCGCCATATTTGGATATGGTGCAGCCTGCAGGGAATAATCTACGAACTCACCAACCAGGCCCGGTATCTGAAACATCTGCTCCGGGATCGGCCCAGGGTCGGCGGCCTCTGGCTCCTGCGGACTGTTGTGTAAACCAGGCTGACTGGCAGGCATGACTGATACAATCGCTGAGATATCCACATAGTCCGGCGGCGAACTCGCGCAGCCATAGCCCAGCCCGGACAGCGCCCGGGTTGCGGCGGAGAAGTCGCCGTCGTGTTGCACGAAGGTGTAAACCTGGAACGGCGAGTAGCCGGTGCTTGGCTCGAACGGTGCAGCGTTAATCGACCGCTGCCCGCAGGAGCCTTCCGCGCTCGTCCGTCGTCAAAACCGGCAGATTGCAAATGTCGCCCTGGGCGATTTCGTAGCCTTGCGTCGGGGCGCAGATTACCAAGCCACCCTGGCCTCTGGTTTCGATGAGGGTGATAAGCTCGCCAGTCTCGGCGTCTATCCGCTGGGCCAATTTTTTGTTGCCGCAGACAGGCTGCTCGCAGCGGTACAGCACATGCCATCCGCCAGACTGGGTCGACTCGATCACCAAACGCCCGAACAGGCCCGGTGCTATTTTTTCGACGAGAGCTTCCCACGCTGAAAGCGCCTCGCCGCCATTGTCGAAGTCCATTGCCTCGAGATTCCCGCTGGCCTTGCCGCAGATCAGACACAAGGCGTCCGGCTCCGTCGCGAACCAGATATCCAGCTCGATTGCCGTAGGGCTACGATCGCGGAACCTGCCCCACTTGCCGACCTGGCGGATCGGGAACTTCTCCGCCCGGCCTGCAGGCAAGGCGCAAAGCCCTGCGGACAGATAAGATTGTGCCGTTTCCAGAAGGGTCATCTTTTCGCCCCCATGTCGCCACAAAAATAAATTTGACTTTGTACGGCAAAATACCGTATACTTCTTATACAGAGATGAATCTTCCGTTTTGCTTTCAGGAGAAAGACTATGACAACATCGCAAACTGCCCGGCTGGATATTCGGCTGGACCCAAATCGGAAAAATCTGATTGAGCAGGCGGCGAGTCTGCTGGGCCAGTCGATTTCTGCATTCACAGTTTCATCCGCCGTTCGCGAGGCCAGCGAAATCGTCGAGCGGTTCGGGGCGGTCTCGCTCAGCGACCATGACCGGAACATATTTCTGGCGGCATTGGATAATCCCAAAAAACCCAACGCACGCATGAAGAAGGCTTTCAATGCCCACGAAAAAATGGTGAGTAAATGAGTTGGCGAATTGAGCTTCTCCGCCGCTTGCACAGGCGGGAGAATTTCGACTGCGGAGAGGAAAGCCTCAACGTTTTTTTGTGTCAATACGCCCGCCAGAACGACGCGAAAGACATATCCCGCACCTATGTCCTGCTCGATGGCGACTCCCCAAACATCGTCGGATATTACACACTCTGCAGCGGAAGCGTCTCCTTCCATTCCCTGCCAGATGATATGGCCCGCAGGATTCCTCGCTATCCGATCCCAACGGCGCATATCGGCCGGCTTGCTGTGGACCGTTCTCGTCAGGGGCAAAAACTCGGCGCGATGCTTCTGGCCGATGCGCTCAAGCGTCTCGGCAATGCTGCGAGTGAAATGGGAATCCATGCGGTAACGGTCCAGGCACTGCACAGCCAGGCCGCCGCATTCTACAAAGCCTTTGGGTTTCAACCGTTCAAAGACGATCCGCTCTGCCTGTTCATCCCGATGGCAACCATCCGAAATCTCTAGATACTTCACCCGCATTGCGTGGCCTCCGTGCGAACATCCACCGCGTCGAGGTTGCAGCGAAAGTGCCACAGCATCCGCAGGGCCTGACGCGATATGGCAAAGACTTCGGGTGGGTCGTCAAGCTGTCTGCCATCGCACTCGTGAGCCTGCTGCATAAGATCCTCAAGCTGGACAAGCTCGATGGCCATCACCAAATCAAGCACATCGACGACGCGATCGATGGCGGTGTTTCCGGTTTTTTTTATGTTGGGGCGAGCCATAAACTTCTCCTGTTAAAAAGGTATTTCGTCATCATCCGGAGGCCAATTTGGACAGGCCAGGTCGTCGCCATCGCATTCGTCGCTGCCATCCTGGCGCGGCGGAATCTCACCGAGTTCGTAGCCAACAATGCGGTCGAACGGTTTTTTCTCGCTCCGGCCGCCCGCCACGCTGCGAACGGTGATGGCCTTGGTTTGGGCCAGACAGCCTGCCTCGGCCATCGCAACGGCAGCCTGGGCAGTGCCTGGAAAAGACTCACGACAACGGGCCCGCCACCAGGCTTCGAATTTGCTGCGGGCATAGCCTGTGTGCTCCGGGCAGACCCATTCAGATTGCCAGTCGTTCCACCCGACCTGATAATCAATCCGCATGGTTTTCGGAGCTGACTCATCGGCACCGCGTTTGGTATGAATGTAATAGGCGGTATCCGTAATATCGTATTGGCTGTCGGTAACCTGCCCGCTCAGGATGCCGGCGTTGCTGGCATTGGCTTGGTGTGTTTCCTGCTTCGGCGGCGGGAACTCGTAGTCGCACTCGGGGCAAGTCGCATAGGCTGCGTGAATCAGAGCCTGACATTTTGGACATTCCTTGGCTGGGGCCTCGCCGCTGCCCTGGCCTGGCGTCTTGATCTGCAAATCGTCCACCGGGCCATGGCGGAGGATATTGCCGCCAAAATCCAACACAAGGCAGTCAGCTTTGTCCGCGTGCAGCCGGAATCCTCGGCCAACCATCTGGTAATACAGGCCGGGCGAGTTGGTCGGTCGCAGCATGGCTACGCAGTCGATATTCGGTGCGTCAAAACCGGTGGTGAGCACATTGACATTGGCCAAATATTTCAGCTCACCCGTCTTGAAACGCTGCAGGATAGATTTACGCTCTAAGCCTGGCGTGTCGCCGCAAACAAACCCGCAAGCCTCGCCACTGACACGCTCGATACTGCTGGCGACATGGCGGCCATGCTTTACCCCGCTGGTGAAAATCAACACGCTGCGCCGGCTGCGCGTCAGCTCGACAATCTCATCGCAAGCGGAGTTGACCAGCGTGTAGCAGTCCATCGTCGCTTCGACTTCCGAGGCGATAAACTCACCGCCGCGGATGTGCAGGTTGTCAAGGTTGGCCTTCACCTTCCCAGCCCGGCTGCGAAGCGGACAAAGATAACCCTGGGCTATCAGCTCCTTGACGCCGACTTCGTAGCAGACATGGTTCAGCAGCTTTTCGCCCTCAGGCCCGCAGATAATCCCGGACGACATTCGATACGGCGTAGCGGTCAGGCCGATGAACCGAACATTCGGATTGACCACCTTCGCCTCGGCCAGGAATTGTTGGTACATGCCCTCGCCGGACGGCGGGATAAGATGCGCCTCGTCCACCATGACCAGGTCAAACGCATCCAACTCCCCAGCCCGCCGATAGACGCTCTGAATCCCAGCTACGATGATGGCATGGTCGGTATCTCGACTGTTCAGCCCGGCTGAATAAATGCCGACATCCAAATTCGGCGCAACTTGCCGCAGCGTCTTGGCTGTCTGCTGAAGCAGCTCTTTGACATGGGCCAAAACCAGCACGCGGCCTCCCCACTTCTCCACCGCATCGCAGCAGATAGTAGACATCACGGGCGTCTTGCCCCCAGCTGTTGGGATCACCACGCAAGGATTATCCCCGCGCTGGCGAAGATGCTGATACACCGCCGCCACAGCCTCTCCCTGGTATGGACGAAGGGAAATCGTCATAATATACCCCTTGTTTTAGCGAGGTTTAGTACATATACTTCAGGTGAACTTATACATATTGGAGATGTCGCCATGACCAAACTTACACTTAGCGCAGATGAAAATATCGTTCGAGAGGCCAAGCGAATTGCCCACGAACAAAACATGAGCGTTTCGGCTTTGTTTGCCCGGTTTGTGCAGTCAATGGTGCTGCGAGAATGGACGACAAATCCCCCCGGCCCAATCGCCAAAAAGGCAAGCGGATTGGTTTCTTTGCCAAGTGATCGCACAGACAAGGATATCCTGGCCGAAACGTTGGCCCAACGACATGGATCGCTGTGATGCGGACGCTTGTCGACACGAACATTGTGCTGGATGTTCTTGGCCTGCGTGAACCCCACTATGAGGATGCTGTGCAAATTTGGACTCTGGCCGAAACAGGAAAGATAGAAGCCTTCGTTTCCGCGATCAGTTTTACAAATGTTTTTTACATCGTTCGTCGCTTCAAGGATATTCGCACCGCCAGGCAGGCGGTTAAATTGATGCGAGACACTTTCACCATTGCGGCCTGTGACGAAAAAATTCTGCATCAGGCCATCGAGGCAAACTGGACGGATTTCGAAGACGCAGTGCAGTATTTTTCTGCGCGGAACATTCAGGCATCTTGTATCGTTACTCGAAATATTGCTCATTTCAAAAAATCCGATCTTGAAGTGCTTTCTGCGAAAGAGTTTTTGGCATTACATTTCATGGATAAGTGATTTTGCTTTTTCTGATATTCAATTTCCCTGCAACGATGTTTTGCACAGCGGACAACGCCTCAGGGGCAGGTCAAAGATTTCCACGGCAATGTGGCCTGGTTTTTTTACCTCGCGGCGACGAACGAGCAACAAGTCGATCTGGCTGTCGTCCTCGTAAAGACCAGTTTGGGCGAGGGAATCCTGGACGCTTTTTAGTAAATTATCGAGGTCGCGACGCCTGCGGTCTGGCGGGAACACATCCATGCACAAAGCAATTCGCCCGGTGCGCGGGGGCTTTTTATCCCCGCCACCCGGGGCCAGGAGCCCGCAGATTACTCGGCGGTACTCCCGGCCCTGTCGGCTGATCAATGTGCGCGGGCCAACCCGACGGTAGTAATGATTCACGCTCGGTGGGAATGGCAATATCAGAGTCATGGCGTCTCACTCCGCCATTGAGCGATATAGCTCAATTCCCGCTTTGCCCTTTTGAGCGTTTCAAATGTCGCCCGCCTGGCAATATCCCGCGTCCATGCGTCGTACTCACCGAGTGGACTGTTGCTTCGCCAGTAATTCAAATTGCGATCCCAGATCATGTAGAAGGTCTCGGTTTTTTTGTCTATGGTTGTGCTGACCCTGACAATTTTTTCGTCGGGATTAGTGATGTCTTTGCGGTCGATCATGGCACACCTCCTATCTCTGCCACGGGGCTGTGGTGTTTTCCGCGGAGTTCTGCGGAGACTTATCCTGGCCAGGTTCTGCATGCGTGGCAGGTGCCTGGGCAGCTGGCTGCTGCGGAGATTTTTTCGGCAAGTAAGCCTTTATCTCGTTGGCCAACTCGCCGGTGTCATCTCGCCGTTTGCACTTGACGCTGATAACCAGCGGCAGGTTGTGCAGCTCTGCCGAATCCCTCGGCTGCATTACACCCACAGCCCGACAGATAGCAGACAAACTCCCGCGAGCTATCTTCTGCGTCAGGTCGTTGGGATGATTGATGCACAGCCTGTCCCAAACTTTCCGGCCCTTGCACCCGCTCCCGCCGGGCGGGTTGCTGTCCATGACGGTCAGCTCCAGTTGGAGATAACTGCCGTCGCCTTTTTTCGTGGCCTTCATCTCGCTTGCCGTGATGGCGGCGAGATATTTCCCCGCCGGAATCGGATCGAAAGATGCGGTCGGTTCGTAATCGTTTGCGTTGTAGCCATTCAAGTCAGCCATTGGTCTGTGCCTTTCTGTTAGCGGTGTTTGTGGGATTGGAAGTCATTGCATTTACGAACCCCTGCCAGGACAGCGGCAATTCCGCAGGCAGGGAGTAACGGTTTTTGGCCAGGATTACATTCGTACCCTCAGCCCGAAGTACGCGCTGCTCGCCGTCGCGCGAGGCGTACAAAACGGCATCAGCCCATTCGATAAACGGCGGCAGAATCCAGTTGGGAATGTCCGGCCCGGCCAGGCGGATGTCGAACCCTTCCGGCGAGGTCATCTTGGTATTGGCGGCGTGGGCTAGAAGAATTATCGCAACGCCACGGGAGGCTATCCGATTCAGCATCGGCAGCAGATCGCGGTAGACGATGTTCTGCACGACCTCCCTGGCCTTGTAATATCCGCCGTGCGAACTTCCGATTGTGTTGGTTACATCGGCGGGCTTTTTGCCGTCCAGATCGATCGTAACAAACTCGGTGATTCGTTGGATCATCCAGTCGAGAGTATCAATAGCCAGCACCGGCGCCGGGATTTTCGGGGCGTCTGCCACCTCCGCCAGCCACTGCCGCATCTGTAGCCAGGTTTCAAGATACGGCGTGCGTTTCAGGCTGGGGATTTGACCCGCGCCGTTTTCGCAGTCTATCAGCAGGGCTTGGGCACTAGCTGCGAAACTTGTTTTCCCCACCCCGGGCTGGCCATAAACAATCATCTTCGGCGGCGAGGGCGTGGTCGTGGTAATCAGCGATTCCATAAGTGTCATTTGCTTGCTCCTGTGCATGGGGTTGGTGAAAGAAAAACAGTCAGGTCGTAAATACTCACGCAATATCAAGGCGGGACTTCGAGGTTCATATCCCAGCCTCCTGTAAGAAGGCATCTGTCTTGGCAAGGGCACGTTGACGCTGGCGTGATGTAATGGGCCTTCGATTCAGGGATGCAGGTTTGACATAGCGGTCGGGTTCGACCTGTTCGTCAAGATCAGCAAGGTCTGCAAAGAACCGTAGCATGGCCTCGTGGCTCGTGCATATTTTCCGCCCAACGCGGATGTATTCGAGGGAAACACCCCGCAGGCCTTTACGGCACCATCGCCACAATGTGCAGATGGCGGGCTTTTTGCCGTTGACCTTCGGGAGGAGTTTCGCCGCCTCGCCCAGGCTAATAAGCGATTCGTCAGGGCCAATCCGCCTGTGAATTTCTTTACTCTTTTTTGTCTGGTTCGTTGCATTGCTCATGCGAGTGAATTTATCAAAAGATTTCAGGAGAAAAAGTGTCGAGAATCACTTGCGCGCTTTTTGGTGCACTTTTGGTTCACTTGCGCACTTTTCAGTGCGCTTTCGGGTTACTTGCTCGCTTTTTCTAAACCACTTGCGCACTTTTTATCGCGCTTTTGCGAGACGCTGGTATCAGCCTTTGCAAACTCTAAAAGGATCTGACGGCCTGCTGGAGGAACAGCGGGGGAGCGGGGGGGTGGGCTAATGCACTCGCGTTTAGGCTGACATCGATGGGTGTGGGCTTAGCCGACTTTTGTTATCGCCTCGATGGCTTGGCGTTCGTCTTTTTCTGCGTAGACTTCTGTTATGGCGGCGGAGTGATGGCCCAGGATTATTCGGGCAGCTTCGAGGCCAAACTCTTTTCGCAGCTCGGTCGCAGCGTTGTGGCGGAGTTGGTGCGGGTGCCAGTGGCAGGGGGCCTTCCATGTTTTGAAATCTTCGGTGGACATCCCAGTTGGTCGATAAGCATTTTTGATAGCCTTGCGGATCGCGTATCCATAACTGGTGGTCGTGTAATGGTCGCCGGGCTGTTTTTTCGGATTGGCTTTGCGATTTGTGCCCGTCGCATTGCCAAACCGAGGCGGCGTTTTGCGGTTCTTGCGGATTCGTCTGAGATATTCCGCCCTGGCCTCGGCTGGGGAGAAGCAGTACGAATCGGTATTACGGAGCAGAAACGGTGAGAGAAGTTTCTGGGCACGGGGCCCGATGTAAATGCGTCGCTGGTGGCCATAGTGGGCGGTCTTGTGCTCGGCTGGAGTGTATATCCAAATCTTCCCGCCGGTTTGCTCCGTCTGGTCTGCGTCGGGGCGTTCGATATCACATGGCCTTATCATCACCAACTCCCCGCTGCGTGCTCCGGTCAACAGCTGCAGCTGAACCATTGTCCATACCTGCTTGCTGACGAACGGCTGAATCGCATCGATGTATTCCTTCGGAACTGGCTTGACCGGTTCGGTTTCCCTCGCGGTCGACCGGCCACGCATCAGGCCTGGGACGCTCCGCAGAGCCTGGTAGATATCGGCCCTGATGAGTTCTTGCGACGTGGCCCAGCGGAACATCCGTTTGATGCGGGCGACCATCTTGTTGATGTTGTTGCGAGACCAGCCTATATCGATCATTCGTTGGCGAACCACTCGCAGGGCACGGGGGCCGAACTCTCCCGCAGGCTTGTCGCCGTAAAGTTCACGCAGGGGTCGCATGGCCTGGCGAATGTTGGCGACTTCCCAGGTAACCTGGCCGTTGGATTTGACATAGTAGTTGTTGGCGTGAGTCCAGAATTGGCTGATGAGTTCCTTGACGGTAATCTGATCGGCCTGGATGGGAAGGTGTCGCCCCGAGGCCAGCCAATCGGCAACTGTCCGGTGGTATTCCTGCTCTGCCCGAGCTGTGCCATGTGGGCCGAAGTAGATAGCCTTGCCGCAGAGAACGACATACGCCTGCCCGCTGGCTTTGTGCAGACGCAAAGAAGGCACACGCCGATTCTTTTTGGAATCTTTTGTGTGCCTCTGGTTTTTGGTTTGGTTTTTCGCTATAGTGCTCATGGCCGTGCCCTTTCGGTTGCGCGAGTAGTAATACTCGCTTTTTCCTTCGGGTTACGGCCGCTCCGCATGGTTGGCGGTCTTCACAAGTCGTGAAGTCAGCGTAACTTATGTCATCTCCTCGAGAAGGACTCGAACCTTCAACCTAGCGGTTAACAGCCGCTCGCTCTACCAATTGAGCTATCGAGGAATTTTTTGTGTTTTATTCGGCAGCCTTCTTG